CGAGAAGTCGCTCACGACTCTTGGTAAGGACGATCCCGTAGGCGAACTCAACAGTTCACTCTGGAATTCAGGACTTGACTCCGACAAGGAAGTTGCACGTAAGCAGAAGCGTCGCCTTGCTTACTACAGCAACATCTATGTTGTCAAGGATCCCGCAAATCCTGAGAACGAAGGCAAGGTTTTCTTGTACAAGTATGGCAAGAAGATCTTCGACAAGCTGAACGATCTGATGAACCCTGCGTTCGAAGACGAACAGCCTACTAATCCCTTCGATCTTTGGTCGGGTGCAAACTTTAAGCTTAAGATTCGTAAGGTTGAGGGTTACCCCAACTACGATAAGTCTGAATTCGACTCTCCCGCACCACTGTTCGATGATGACGACAAGCTTGAAGCCGTTTGGAAACAGGAGCATTCCCTTCAGGAGCTCGTGGATCCAAAGCACTTTAAGTCGTACGATGAGCTAAAGACTCGTCTCAACAATGTTCTGGCCCTGAATGCTCCGGCAAAGGTCCGTGGTGTTGAACTTGACGAAGAAGAGTATCGAGCTCCGGCTCCTACCTTCGAGGCTGCAGCTGCTCCAGCTGCTCCTGCCGTTACGGCGGCCGTCGATGATGATGATGAGGATCTCGCTTTCTTCAAGCGACTTGCTAACGAAGATTGATTGGAGGAGAAGAGGGGGATCGCGAGGTTCCCCTCTTCTTTTATGTTAAATCGGCGTGTTAACTTCTTTATAGCCGAATCGATTTAGATAGTACTGTACACTATTTCTATCAACCATAGTTGGTGTATTTTGTACGGCCCCGACGCCTGATGTATTAATATTTGGTGGCGATATTACAGGCACCTTTGGTGGTTTACTTGCATCATTTTTTATTTTAGCAATTTCTGCTGTTTGTACCGCGGCTTCGTCTGAAATAAGTTTGGCAAAATTTGGAGAGGCCGTTGTTAAATCTCGAGCTATGCCACGCCCGACAACCTTCCCGCCGATAGTTCCAATAAACTCTGCCATGTTTATAAGAGTATCGTCTACAATTTTAGTTGCTTTAGATGTTACTTGATCGACCATAGACGACTGGTTAGGGCCAGTTGCCGCAGATCCTTTCTCGGCCGGTAAAGCAGTTCCTGGACCTCTATAGTCAAAGTGACCGCCGTGAGATCCTTTATATTCATTCAACTGCCATCCATATTTGTGTCCATGTTGCTTAATCCAACCCTGACTCGCGCCATGAATATCTAGAGCAACACCTTTTAAGTGGAGAGAATTAGCCGCCGGCTTATATCCTCTTTTTCTCATTTGCTCTTGGTATGCAACAGTTCTTTTGCTACTGGTTACATCAGATGGTTTAACCAATCCACCCGAGTCCTTCATCATCTGTGCAAAAGCCTCCGCGGCCTCTTTGCTAAACACCACTGGTCGGCCATTCGAATCTTTTGCACCGGCAATGCCCCATCCGCTGCCAGTGTCCGGATGATTTACCTCGACTACCTGTCCAGGCGAACTAGGTTCTGTTTTTTGTTCTTCGCTCGGCTTTGCTGGTGTTGCAGGCTGACCAGGATCTGGCTTTCCACCAGCCCATGTAGGAGCGTTGCGTTCCCACCAAGTCCTATTATCTTTTGGCACCTTTGGTTTAGGCTTAGCATCTGCTGGAGGTACAGTTTTGCTTTCTCCTGCAGCAGGCGGTGTAACGGGTTTGGCCTCTGCTGGAGGTGCTGCGGCAGGTGGTGTAACCGGTTTAGCGTCTGCTGGAGGTGGTGATGCAGGCGGCGCCGGCGGTGTGGTAGGTGCATCTACTACAGGCGTTTCAGTAGGAGTTTCTTCTGTTGGACTGTCGTCCGGAAAAAACCCCTCAAAAAATCCTGTAATCTCTTTTACTGTATCAGAAATAAAAGTTCCCGCTTCAATAGCAAAATCCACGATACATTTAATAGCATTCATAACAGGGTCATACGTTAATAGACCAAGGCCTGCAATGGCGAGTAAACCTAGACCACCTCCACCAACTCTTTCAGCATCTTTATTCTTTGTACTCAGATCGCCGTACTGTCGAGCTCGCTCTATTCTGTTTTCCTGTTCTGCTAATTTGCTATTTTGATAGGCGATCTTTTGATTGTCTAACTTTTGCTTCAGAAGATTATCCATTATAGAAAGTTGATCTATAATGGCCACTAACTTCTTAGAATTTAACTCTGGCTTTTTATAAGAAACAGCATCGTCATTAGCAGCGACTGGCGTATTGGCTTTCTTTATATCACTCTCGTTGAGTAAAACAGAGCCAACGATGCCAAAAGATTTAGCAGTATTATTAGTATCGATTGCAGTAATAAGAATCTTTAATGCCATTATGCCGCTAACTTATAGTGAGCCAGATATTTGTCGATTCCACCACTAGAATAATTTGGATCTACTACAGAAATTGAACCGTTAGGCGAGGCCGAACGCAGTGATTGAGCAGCCGGTGGAATATTCATCGCTGCGGTCTCTGTTTTCTTCTGGCCCATTGCAATTTCATTTTGAATTTTATTTGATTCGTCTGAAATAAGTTTAGCAAAATCAGGGCCGCTCGTGGTAAGATTTCTTGCAGCACCTCGCCCTACGATCTTTCCACCGAGGAATCCAATAAATTCTGCAACAGATGTTAATGCCCCTTCAGCAGCATCCGCAGCCTCTTGTATGATTCCATCTGATGATGAAGAAGAAATTGTTGGACCTGATCCAGGTGCGTAGTATCCTTCTTGCTTAGCAATAGACTGCTGCAATTTTGTTTTTTCATCTTGATTTAAATCAGTATATTTCTTATTAGGATCTATGCCAGCCGCTCCAATAACTTTTGACGCGTGCGTAGGATCAGTTGCCCACTGTTGCAGTGTTTGCCCAATTGGTCCACCTGAATATTTTGGGCGGCTCAACTGCGCGTCCATAGCAGCAAACCCTGCAGTCTCGGTAGGGAAAACAGCAACAGGTGGTCCGTTTGTAGATGGAGAAGATCCTACTGCTCATAGAGATATTGCAAGAGGTCCATACATCATATTCCCAGGATTGTTTGTTCGTGCAGCTATAGTTCCACCACGACGCTCTGTTGTTCCATCAGAATACGTTACTGTAGTATATCCACGTCCGCCATCTACTACACCGGTGATAGTCTTATTTTGAGACGTGGTATTTGGTTGTGTCGCCGATGGAGCAGTACCACCAACCTGTTCTCCGCCTTTTAATTCTTTGGCCATTGTATCTGGATCGTATGCGCCAGGATTTGCTTCGATCCTTTTTCTAGCTGCTTCTGAGGTACCGCCTCTATTATTAGGACCGTATACATCTAAAATATCTTTATATTTTGAAGGAAGATTGTCTGCCTTGTATGTTTTGCCATCTGGCAGGACATATCCTTCGGTAAAACCTTGTTCATTCATAACGGCTTTCATGCCGTATTTTTCTAAACCTTTACGCGATTTATCTGCTTCATTATACGTGTTTTTCATAAATTGGTCCATAAAAAGCAAAGTACCAAGCGTTATCCCGACTGGTCCCGCAGCGCGCAATACAGCAGGAGTTAGTATAGACCTAACTAAACCCGCCAGGCTTTTAATGCTTTTTAAGAAAGAAAGACCTCTTAACCATTTCCAGGCAGTAGAAAATCCTTTAATGGCTGCTTTTAAACCGCTAAATAATGCATTTAATCCAAGCTTAGCAATAGAACCGAGCGCGCTCAGAATAGTGGATAATATTCCACCCTTTGCTGTGTCTTTTTGATTGTCGTTAGCACCGTATCTTTTACCAAGTTCGTTAAATGCATCGTTTTGTTCGATTTTGGCTTCTCTTGCAGCCAAAGCATTTTCTTCATATACTCTTCTATCAAAGTCGATCTGCTTCTTAAGTGTACCATTGATCGAAACTAGATAGCGTACAACATCGTTCAAAAGCTTTTCGGTGTTATCAGTTTTTGCTCTGTACGTGCTTTTTGCTTGGGCTGCAGGCAAAGATCCGCTTCCAACAACGCGTTGTTTTCCAGCCGCGCCGGCCATTCCAAAGCTAGCATAGATTACATTCGAGTTTTTATTTTGATCTGCTGTAGCTTCTTTTGAAGACAGTAAGGAGCTAATACCGGAAGCCAGTCCAGTAACAGTTTTTCCTCCACCAGAAAGAGCGCTCGATATGGCGTCTAGTAGTCCGGCCATTAATTCTTTCTACTCTCTATTTCTTGTCTCTGTTTATCTAAAAATTCCATTAGCATATCAACATAAAGATCCCTTTCATAAGGGATCAGACTTTCAATTTCTGTGATAGAATATTTATGATGCTGAGCCAAAGAAAATACCATTGAATAGTATCTTGCCAGGTTTGTGTGGCTCAGCCCCACATAAAAAAATCTTTGAGATTTGTTAACTCAATCTCCCTGTCGTTTCCAAGAGAATTTTGGTACTTGATAGTGTGATGAAGTCTAGGAATACTCTCAAAGAAGCTTCTAATCTTTTCGAATGTAGAAACATCCAAGTTGTCTAAGAATTCGGAGATTTCTTTTTCAGAATAATCGGTTGCTGGGTATACGTTGTCTGCATCGTAGATAACATCAATACAGTTCACAATGAAGAACGTCATCAGTTCCACTTCGTTGTTAATATTACCCATCTTGTCTGTGATATCGGCCGTAGGATATTTCATTGTCATTCCTACGTCATCAGTAATTTCAATCTTAGAATTTGCCTGTTCTGGCATATTCACTTCTACTTCATCTAGATTTAGTTCAAAATCGTAGATCTTCTCGTCTTCAGTATCTTTATAAGATAGCTTAATGATGTTATTCACAGATCTAGCTCTTAGTTTCAAGAACAAATATTCTAAATCAAAGATAGCAAGATCATCAATGTCTATTTGTGTCTGAATACAATTTCCTAGAATCTGTTTAATTGCACGGATGATCTCAGAATCGTTACCGCTTTGCTGAGCGATGAGTAAAATCTTTTCTTCTTTCACTAAGAACGGTCTAAACACAATCTTTTGTTGTGTTGAAGGAATTACAACATCAAACAGCGGTTGATCAATTTTTGGCAAAGTCATTTTAAAAAGTCTCCATTATGCATTTAATATAGTTCCGCTCAGATTTTTTGTAGTGGTTGTTGAAGTTGGCTGATTGCTAGTAGTCGATCGCTGCGGTTTATTATTTACCCCGCTTGGAGAAGACGCATTGACAGAGTTCTGAGGATTCTGATCGGCTCGGCGACTATAGTCTTTCTTTTTAATTTTCTTGTTTTGTTTCTCGGCAGCCGCAGCCGCAGCATCGGCTGTCGCCTGCGCTTCAAGTTCGGTTTCAAGCTTTCCATTTAAAGCTCTCGGCGCAAGAGTTTGCATGTTAGTAAACGCAAATGTTACCGTAAGCTTCTGTGCTTCATTTTCTTGGTTCCATGCCAAGTTCTGAGACTGAATATTCATAGGAAACACATCGTAAAGAATATACTCAGTAACCGCGTTTAGTTCTCTGTCGTATACACGAACTCTAACAGATGGGCATGTAAATTCGTCTTTATAACCGACCTCGTATCCCAAATATTTGTTTAGTCCAGCTCGGTCTGATTCAACATTAAGTTGACTTCCGCCTCTGGTTTCGTAATGTACAATAGTGTTCATCCACTGATAGAAAAAGTCGATTAGTTCAGATCTTTTATCGACTAACCAAGTAATGGATAAATCATTAAACTGCATACCGTATGGCATCTTTTCTATCGGACCATAACCGTATCTTCTGATATTTTCTTCTTCTAAAAGCTGTACTGTTGGCAATACTACTGTTTCACAGCGAAGGATTAATTTATCAGCATTATATCTCACAAATTCTGTAAGAGGAACGTTTGCTTCAGATCCAAGTCTAAATGGAGAAAACGTTACTAGATAGCTATGCGTTGGCAGAATATCGTTTTTATTAATTTCAGCTTTGAAACTATTAATATTAAAACTTCTAGTTTTAGAACCCGTTACAACGATCTCGCCGACCTCTTGAGAAAGAGGATCTGTTCGCAGAGGACCGGTTTGTGTTGTACTTGTTGCTTCTTGAGCTGGCGGATTGTCAGCCATTACTTCCTAACTCCTAGCATTCTCTTTGAGTCGTTCCATACCTGAGTCTTCGACTGCTTGGTAAAACGTTCTGTTGGTAAGAAGAGAGCAATGTCCCATTCGGAAGGATAGACATACATGAAGCGAGAACGTACATGCTCGTTGAGATAGTGCTTGACACAAGGAGAAAAGAACCTCAGTTTCGCAATGCTTGTGAGAAGCTGATAGTTAAGTTTGATTCGTGTCGACTCGTCGTAACGGGTATTGTTGGCATAATCGTATAGCGCATCCATCAGACGAGCACGAAGTGGCGGTGGAAGATAGTGTAGGTTCAGACCATAGAATCCACCAGGTACCTTACGGAACGGAAACACCAGAGGGAATCTGTCGTAGTATGGCAGTTCGTCCTTCCACTTTGGATCGTAGTTGAACATGTACATCGAGCCAGGAATAGGAGTGCTTGTCAGGCGTGCCTGATCGCCCCTCATGAGACTGCGCTCGTTAATGTTTCTCATCTTCCCGGCAGTCTCACGAAACCAATCACGAGACTGCTGAGTACGCGCCGGGATCTGACCGGAACGAACGCCCTGCGTAATGATGGTATCGAATACAGTTGCCACTAAAACTTCAGCCCTAAATGATCTTCGGTTAAAATCTCGAAAGTCCAGCCACGGTCTTTGCAGAATGCCGTAGCGGCCTTCCATTTAGCCTCGTTGACTCCCCACGTCATCACCTCGTTGATGTAACGCTTGTTAGGCTTATTTATTACGACCGGCGGGCGTGTCTGCGCCTTTGGTTTGATCTCGATCAACGCCGTCTGAGTCTTTCCGTCTGGCATCTTCTTCT